TACTGATCCTTTAGGCCAGTAAGATGCTTTCGAGCTTTTACAATTTCTTCTTTGAAAGCCAATTTTTTCTTTTTAATATCTCTTGGCTCATCAATGTCCTCATCAAATTGAAAGTTGTCTTCAATTAAGAAGCTTATTTCTTCCATATTTAAATGAGGCTTAGTCGTTTTATAATATTCTAATAATAAAGCGTTGTCATCTATATTAGAATAATCCGCGTTTAATCTAGCATAATCTTCTAGAGTTCCACCTGTATCTTCCATAAACTTAACTAAATCTTTTAAGTTTTCTGGTACAACCACTTGCGGCTCAGGTTGTGTTTGCGTTACAGGTTCTTCAATTTTTTCTTCTACAACTTCTTCTTGTTGTATATCTTCTTCTTTTACCTCTTCAAGAACTACCTCTTCTTCTTTAACTTCTTCGGCAGGCTTTTCAACTTCTTCTTGCTTGTTTTCTTTAGAAACTTCTTTGCTAGCTTCGGATTCGTCGCGAACAGGTACTTCATCTGTGCTTTGCTCTTGAACGGGCTCATTTTTCTTTTTTAATTTGATTTTAAAATTACCACCTTCTTGTTCAACAATTTTAGCTTGAACTTTAGGCGCCTCTTGTTTTTGTTCTTCATTAGAAGTGTTTACAGGTGTTTCTTCTGTTTTTACCTCTTGAATAACATTTTCTTGTTTTTCAGTGTTTTCCATAATATAATATTATATAATTGTTAATTATCTAGGCTCAAATTGCTCTAGTCCAAAACCTCCTAAATTATCAAATCCAGCTGATTCAAAATTTTTTGGTCCTGTTTCTTTTTTTCTTTGATCAATCATCTCGCTTTGTTGAGTTGCTTGTATCTTAGTTCTTTCGTCTTTACGATCTTCTTTTTGTTTTTCTCTTTGTTTTAAAACATCAGCTTCAGCTGTTTTTAGCTTCATATTCATTTGAAACTCTAGCTCCATTAACTCTTTTTTAATTTGAGCTTCTCTTTCCATTTTTTGCATTGCAAGCTGTGCTTTAACTTGTTCTATCTGCGCATCTGTTTGAGCTAATGCTTGAGTTTTTTGCATTTCAGCTGCAGCAGCTCTTTCAGCAGCAGCCGCATTGGCTTCAGCTTGTTTCTGTATATTTTGCTGCGCTATTTGTTGGTCTAAAGCTTGTTTAGCTTTTCTTCTTATTTTTAATAATTGATTAGCTAGTTTTATATTTCTAACTTCACGTATATCAATAGCGTCTTCTAAATTTATACTATTTTGTTGTAAAGCCATTTGAATATTGTTTTCTAATCTAGCTTTTTCTTCTTCATCTGGCGCTAATTCTAAAAATATACCAAAATCATGCAAATGTAAGTTAGCCATTTCTTCTAGTGTACCAACATTAAATTTACCTAAAGATTTTATAAATGACTCTCTTGTTGGTGAATATTCTATTACATCAGATATTCTCATTGCTATACACTCTGCAGTAGAAAGCGTTATGTACAAACTACTTTGTAATATGTGTCTTGTAGCAGTATTACTATTAGCAGCTGCCATTTTTTGTATACCTACTAAAGCATCTTTATCAGGCATTGTACCATCTCTAGCTTCATTTAACCCAGTTACATCACGCATCATTTGTAAATAGTAATTATAAGTTTGTATTAAACTTTGTATTTTACCACCTTTTGTACTAGAGTTTATTTCAGTAACTGGTCTTATACCTCTATTCATATCACCATCTTGTGTCATTGATCTACCAATAACACTACCAGTTTGGAAATACATGTTTAAAGCTTCTTGCGGGTTATAGTTTGTACCATTACCTAAATCTATTTCAGCTAAAGCATCTGCATCTAAATAAACACCATCTGGTACCATTTTAGACATTACTTGTTGAAGTTTTAAGTGAGTAAGCTGTATCATATCTGCAAAACCAGTTATACGGCTTACTAAACTTTCAATACGACCTTCATACATACGCGGCGCGCACATACTATAACTCATCACTGCTTTTGTAGTGTCTGCTTTGGGTCTTATCATGTTTTTCTTTAACTCCCATTTTAAAACTTTGTTTGAGCCACTACCTAATATTTTAGCACCTTCATATATAACTTCAATAACTCTTTCTACCTTTTTAAAATCTTCATTTTTAGGAGGATTAAAACTACCGTCTTTTTTAATAGCTCTTTGACCACCTGTAGTTGTATTTTTTACTTTATAAACCTCACTCATATAAGTTTTATATTCAAAATATAAAACACTTATAGAGTTATTATCATCTCCTTTTTTATTAACAACTGTGTTTTTACCATATGAAGCAGAACTTGTTCTGTATTGCTCTATTTCTTCATCTGTTAATTCAGGAAATTGTTTTTTAAGCTCATTAGCATAAACATCTTTTACTTCACCTACATAATATATATCATCAAAATAAGGTGAGTCAGTATAAGAATAAACTAAATCAGCTGGATCAACATATTCTATTTTAATACCTTCTGACTTATTAAATGAGTTTTTTATAGCACCAATACCTAAAGTAACTAAATCATGATTTACTCTTTTAGATACATACTCATACTTATTAGCATCTAACACGCTGTTAATAGCTTCTTCCTCAGCTATTTCAATACTTTGCTTATAATCAAGCTGCATGTGTAGCTGTAATTCTTCGTTAGACTGTGGTAGTTTTGACTGATCAGTTTTATACATGTCTATACCAAATTGTTGAGAAACTTGATCGTTAAAACCTTTAGCCTGCATATCTGATACTATATTTTGAACGTAATCAGTTCTTTCTTTTATAGCAGCTGGATCTTGTGAGTATGCTTTAATATCGTAAGATCTATCAGCCATACCGTTTACAACTATATCTACAAATTTAGGTATAATAGGAACAGGCTTCCAGTCTAAATTAAGATATGATAAATCACCGTTAATAGATAATTCATCTTTGTATTTTTTAATTGACTGCTCGCCTCTTGCATATAGTCTTAGCGCGTGAAAAGATTCTTTAAAAGTTGAATATCTATTTGAGTTTTCGTTATTACTAAACCACTCGTGCTCAATAGCTGAACCAACTTTAGCACCGTATTCAGCGCTCATCTTTTCTTCATCACTAACAGCTTGGCTAGGAAAAGAGGTTTTAATACCTTTTTTAATCATCTTTAAATTATTTGAGATCTAACTCCTTGGTTATCGTATTTTTTAATACCAAGATTAATTGATTTTATTTTTCTTTCTTGTGTTGGTTTATAAAGGTTTTTATTACAAGCCATTAAAGCTAGTCCAGAACTTATTGACGCATCAAACTTAGTTCTATTATTTATATCAAACTTAGCCCAGTCTTCCAATGTTCTTTGAAAATACATATCACCGTAACTATCACCCAATTGCCCTACATGGTTTTCAATATAACTTTCTATAGCTGCAGCATGTGCTTGTTTAATATCTTCACTTGAGTTTGGTATACCACCTATTTCTTTTTCTGTAACTGATAATTTATTCCAAACTTTATCAGGTCTATTCATTGAATAACCCCTGTAACCTCTACGTTTTAAATAATATAAAAGCCTAGGTTTATTATTTTCAGCAAGTATTGGCATACCATAAAATACGCAAGCCATTAATACATCTTCAAAAAATATTTCAGCTGTTTGAGGTCTTGCTACATATTCTAAAAATATTCTATTAGACGGAGCATTTTCCATACTAAACTTAGTTACACCATGTAAAGCTCCATTTGACCCAAGCCTATCAACAGTACCTGATATATCATAGCTATCACATCCAAAGGCACCTACGTGTTCGTTTCCAGGAAACTTAACACCGTTTTTAACTATTATTCTGTTCTGCATATTAACTTCAGGTATCCAGCTTATTTTAAATCTACCGTTTTTATTAGGCATAAACTCTACTGTTGTGTCTTTAATACCATTACGCCATTGAAAACTACCTTGAGTTACAAGACCAGACATTTTAACTTCTTCGTTATAATCTATTTGCTCGTATATTTTTGTTAAGTTGAATAAACTCTGTTTTGTTTCATCTCTAAAAGCATGTTGCTCTGTTCGTGGAAACTGTCTATAAAACTCGTTTAAAGCATCTTGATCATTTTTCAACCCATCAACTTCATTATTCCAATAATCAATTACTCCATCTCTAATTGTGTCACCATGTGGTCCAGTAATTTTCTTTGTTGGATTTTGGAATACAGGTAATCCATAAGAATCAATGTATCCTTCGTAGTTCCATTCCATAGGTATGAACAAACTATATAATCCTGAGCGAGTCTGTCCATTGCGGTTTCTTTTAGTAACATCGGAGTCATAGTATAATTTTTTAAAGTTATCACCACCTTTATCTAACGCGTTTGATGTTGAACCCATCATGCATTTACCAACTATCCTACTACCTAATCGTAACGTGGTCTTGGTGACCCTCCAGTTGTTGAGGATGTTGTTCGGACGCTCCCATTTCCCTGATTCATCATGGACGAGGAGCTTGAGTTTCTCACCGTCGTAGGAGTTATCACCTGTATTCTTCCAGTCGATGGTCGTATCAAGTCCCTGGAGTTCCTGTTCCAAGGCTTGTTTGGTGGAAGTGGTTGAGGCGGTAAGTTTACGACGGGTGTACTTGGTGGCTGGGACACGATAGGCAAGCTCGGTCTTTGGACGGTCCATTCCGTCCTGGGTCGGTTTGAAAAAGAAGGGATAATTAACTGATATGGGTACCACCTTATCTGTGAACATGGACTTCGCATCAGGTCCAGACTTGGATAATATACCATACCTGGAGTCACTTGATATGGTTGCCAAGTTAACCACCTCTCCTGAGGCCATA